TCGCCAAGCAGTGGGACAAGTTGATCGCGCTGCGCGAGGATGCCAAGGCACGGATCGAGCAGATCGAGGACGGGCGATACCGTGATGTGCTGGTGCGTCGGTATTTGCAGGGGCAGCCGTGGGAGTGGATTGCGGACGGGGTACACTACAGCTATCGGCAAGTGACACGCCTTCATGGCGGCGCGTTACGAGCGTTTGCAGAGAAGATGTCCTAGAATGTCCTATTCGATCTGTGGTATAGTATAAGCTGAGATTTGAGGGTGCTGCACAGGTGTGGCGCCCTTTTTGTATACGCGAGAATAAGCAAGGACGGTGGTGAGTATGTAATATGGCGAAAGGGCATGAGAATCTAAAGCCAATCGGAAAACGAACCACGGACGAAGCACGGGAAATCAGCAAAAAAGGCGGCATCGCGAGCGGTGCATCTCGTCGCCGCAAGAAGGCACTTCGGACCGCGCTCAAGGAGGCGGTTGCCATGCGGCTTGACGAGCTGCATCCGGACATGCGAAATGCGATCATGCAAGCGGCGAAGCTCAGTGACGGTGAGCTTACCGTCAGCGACGCTATCCTCGGCAGCATTATTCGCAATGCATGCAAGGGCGATCCGCACATGATGAGGATTCTTCTAGACACGATCGGCGAGAGCGCGGACGTGCGGCTCAGGGGGCGCGAGGTCAAGCTCAAGGAGAAAGATGCTGCATTGGCGCGCGGTGAAGACGGCAAGCCGAAAGAGAAATCGACGATGGTGCAGCTTGTCGAGTCCTTGCAGGAAGCCCGTGAAAGGAGAGCGCCGTAATGGAGTTTCGCGATTGGGGAAAGAAGGCGCTGGACTTTATCGACATGCCGATTGCGGACGACGCCTTTATCAACATCCTTGAGGGGAGTGTGCGGAGCGGCAAGACCGTCGCCATGATTCCAAAATGGCTGAACTACGTCATGACGGGGCCGCCGGGGCTGCTGCTCATGACAGGTGTGTCCAAGGACACGATCTATGACAACGTCCTCAATGACCTCTTTGATACCATCGGCGAGGAGAACTATCACTACAACCGCCAAAGCGGCTCATTGGATGTGTTCTGGCGAGATTCCGGAGGAGAGCATGTGCGGCACATCAAGGTCGTCGGCGCGAAGGACGAGGGCTCCGAGCGATATATCCGCGGCAAGACGCTCGCGGGCGCGTACTGTGATGAGCTGACGCTGATGCCGGAGCGGTTTTTCAAGCAGCTGCTCAATCGTCTCAGTGTGCCGGGCGCGAAGCTATACAGTACGACAAATCCGGATTCGCCCACGCATTATCTCTACAAGGAGTATGTCACCGATGAACGGAAGCTGCTTGACGGTCTTGTGCGTGTGGTACATTTCGAGTTGGACGACAATCCGAACCTCACGAACGACTACAAAACGAACATTCGCAGCTCCTATTCGGGGATGTGGTTCAAGCGCATGATTCTTGGGCTGTGGGTGCTGGCCGAGGGCGTTATCTATGACATGTTCAGCGACGACCTGCTCTTTGACGATGCGGAGTTCACGAATACGATCAAAAGCACTTGCCGGCGCTACATCGCCTGTGACTACGGTACGAAGAATCCGATGGTCTTTCTCGACATCTACGATGACGGCGATACGATCTGGATCCCGAATATGTATTACTGGGACAGCCGCAAGGAGCAGCGGCAGAAGACTGACGCGCAGTATGCGGATGACCTGGAAAGGATGCTCGGCGAGGAGTATCCCGATTTCATCGTCATCGACCCATCGGCTGCGAGCTTCAAGTTTGAATGCCAAGGCCGCGGATTCCGCGTCAAGGATGCGGATAACAGCGTCAACGATGGCATACGCGAAATAGCGAAGCTCCTGACGAAGAAGAAGATACGCATGCACCGCACGCGCTGTCAGCCGATGATTGACGAGTTTCAGAGCTATGTCTGGGACGAGCGTGCCGCGCGGATGGGCGAGGAGAAGCCCGTCAAGAGCAATGATCATGCACTTGATGCCCTTCGCTATTACGTTCACACGATGCTGCCGAAATGGAGGCGGAGAGAATGAGGAAGAAGAAAATATCAAACGCACGGCAGCAAAGAACGAACGACGCATTCCAGAATCCGATGACGCGGTCAGGCGTGTTCATGCCAAATCCGCTTGAGGCGACGGAGTATCCCTTGACGCGTTTCACACGGGACTGGCAGACAATCAATGCGCTCTATCGCTCACATTGGATCGTGCGCCGCATTATCGACGTTATGCCGGAGGATATGCTCAAGAACGGCTACCATATCCTGACGCAGCTCTCGCCCGACCAAATCAAGAAAATCGTCCGCTGCGACCGTACGACGCGCACCAGTCGCAAGATTCTTGAGGGGCTCAAATGGGGGCGCCTTTATGGCGGTGCAGGAGCTCTCATCATGATTGAGGGGCATGAGAACAGCCTCGACCAGCCGCTGGACTACGATACGGTCATGCCCGGCTCGTATAAGGGTCTTCTCGTTCTGGATCGTTGGTCGGGCGTGACGCCGGAGGATAAATTCGTCAGCGACATCTCGGATCCGGAGTTCGGCATGCCGGAGTATTACACCATATCGAGCGATGCGCTGACCGTCGGCATCCGTGTGCACCACAGCCGCATCATTCGCTTCCTAGGGCGCCCTCTGCCGTACCTTGAGCAGATGGCAGAGACCTACTGGGGTGCGTCGGAGATCGAGCATGTCTTCGATGAGCTTAGAAAGCGCGATAACGTGAGTTGGAACATCGCCATGCTGACATTCATGGCGAACCTGCGCGTGATGAAGATGGACGGCATGAGTCAGGTACTCGCCGTCGGTAACGAGCAATCGCAGATGCAGCTCTACAACACCATCCAGGGCATGAATGCCATGATGAACAACAACAGTCTGCAAATACTCGGCGAAGGAGACAGCTACGAGACGCACCAATACACCTTCGGTGGCATCGGCGAAACGTATGACCGTTTCATGATGGACGTAGCGGGCGCAGCAGAGACGCCCGTGACGAAGCTCTTCGGGCGCAGCCCTGCGGGCATGAATGCCACAGGTGAGAGCGATATGCAGAACTACTACGACACCATCGAAGAGAAGCAGGAAGCGGAGCTTCGCCCGGTGTACGATAAGATTCTGCCGATCATGTTCATCTCGACGCTCGGCGGGATTCCCGACGATTGGGATTATGAGTTCAATCCCATCCGCCGCCCGCGCGACGATGAGATGGCAGACCTCGCCTCGAAGAACACGGACAGCGTGACAAAGGCGTTCCAGGCAGGCATGGTGAGCCAGCGTACGGCGCTCAAGGAACTGCGGCAGCAGTCCGAGATGACGGGGATGTGGTCGAACATTACGGATGAGGATATCGAGAACGCCGATGATTCGGTCATGCAGCCGGATGAGGGCATGGGCGATCTGATGAGCGGCATGTTTGGCGGCACACGGGAAGAGGAAGCGGAAGAACCGCAGCTGCAGAGGACGAGCGACGCAAAATGGGATGAGGGTAAGCATCCAAGACGCGAGAACGGACAATTCGGTACGGGCTCGACAAATGCTGAAAAAAGTGATAGTGTAAGACCAAGCCCTAGTGGAGCGAACCGGTTGCAGGTGCGCGGCTTTGCCAGTAGACAACACTTAATGAATCACTGGAAGAACGGCAGAACCCATCAGGAGGAATATCCTGGGCTCACGGTGGAGCAGTACGCCGAGCGCGCGGTGCGCCTTGCGGAGATGCCGACAGGCGGCGATATTCTCGGACACGTCGATAAAGACGGAATCGTGGTGCGGTATGACCGCAAGGAAAATGATTTTGTCAAAGCCAATATCAAGAAAGGTATTCGGACGATGTTCAAACCTGAAACTGGCGAGAAGTACTACCAGCAGATGTTGAAGGAGGACTTGAAAAATGGTGGACGACAATGAAGAGTTGACGCCTTGTCCCTGTTGCGGCGAAGGGTTGGTGGACGCAGGGCATCAGTACGACGTATGCACGGTGTGCCACTGGGAGGATGACCCGTTACAGTTTTCTCATCCAGACTATAAGGGCGGGGCAAACAAGATGTCCCTTAATGAAGCACGTGCCGCGCATAAGCGAGGAGAAAAAACGATATAATACGAACCGTCTCGAAAGAGGCGGTTTTTTGATGCCTGTTTTTAAGGAGGCGCTCGCATGAACCAACCGCTATGGATGCCAAAGCGCAGGATCGAGGCGGCGTTTCGCCGCGCCCTTCTCCGAGTTGCGCGCGGGATGGTGCGAAGTATCGATGGGGCCGATGACCCTGCGCTCATCGCCGCAGCGCTTGATCGCTTTTCTCGATCGCCCGAGTTCGTCCGTATGTCGGAAGCGATCGCACTGAAGATGGTGACGGGGCTCTTCGACGACACCGGGCGCACATGGCGCGAGGCGGCGCGAAACAATGGCAAGGGCAGAGAGATATACGAAGTCCTGCGAAAGGAGCTTCTGGGGGCTCGTGGGGCTCGTGTACGAGCACTCGTGCAGAAAAATGCCGCGCTCATCAAGACGCTGCCGAAGAATATCGCCGATGACGTGGTGTCCTATGCTGCGCGCGAAGCGATGAAGGGGCGCAGAGCGGCGGATATCGCCGAGGAGATTCAGAAAATGTTTCCGGAAAAGACGCGAGCGCGTGCGGAGCTGATCGCCAGAACGCAGGTGTCTATGACACAGACCGATCTCGTGCGGTCGAGAGCGGAAGACCTCGGGCTTGATTGGTATGTATGGCGTGCCTGCGGCGGCAATCAGGGAGACGGCAGGACGCGAACCAGTCACCGCCACATGAGCGGTGTGCTCGTGAGATGGAGCGACCCGCCCGCACCCGAAGACCTGTTTCCGCGATACGGCGCAGACGGCAGGCGGTACAGCAATAAGCTCGGGCATTATCATGCGGGCTGCTGCCCGAACTGCAGGTGCTACCCTGAGCCTGTGGTCGATCTGGATGTGCTGAAATTCCCGATGCGCGTGTATCAGAATGGCCGCATCGAACGGATGCAGAGAAAGCATTTTGAAGGGATGTGATTGAGTGAGCATGGAGCGTATTATGCTGGGGCTCAAGTCGCTATCTATGCGTCTGGATGCGTACGCTATGCGACATGGATTGACGTTGGACGTAGCGCATTCGAAAGATCCTGATCCAAAGAATTGGCGTACAATCAATGGCTCGAAGGTACATCTGACAGAGGGAAAAATCGACGGTGGCGCAGGCGGCAAGTTCAGCGGTAAAGCGTGGACGGGTAAAACTCAGCATGAGTTTACACCGAAGGAAACGACGAAGAAGTCAAAACCCACATCAAAGAAGAGCACACCGGCAGAAAAGGTGATGTCCTATATCAACGAACAGGTAGGCGTTGATTTGACCGGGCATCGCAATACGAAGCGCGAGAAACGCGGCGAAGTCATTATTAAGTGGAGCGAGCTCAACCAGAGCCAGCAGAGCAAGATTAAGGGTCTCGCAAACACTTACGGGCGCTTCGAGCTTATAGAATGTGGTGGCTGGGGGATGCAGATAAAGCCGAAAAAGTAAAACCGTCTCAACATAGGGGCGGATTTTTTTTTGTCTCTTTTATGGAGGGAGGCCCGGTAGGAGGGGATTGTTGGGCGCCGCGTTGTCCCCACCCACGCGGACCCCGTGCCCCCCGCGCCCCCCCC